TATTTCAAGCTTAGACCTCAGTGTATATGATGCAAGAAGAATGTGGAGATTGGCTGGGTCGATACATCAAGATACTGGTCTGTATAAAACTCTACTGAATCCACATGGTGGTCAGTCAATTTTACTCGGAAACGAAGAAGAAATTAAAAAGTATGCAGCGGCCCCCCAATCTTTAGAAGTTGCTGAGCAGTTGTTTTCCTATAAAGCTAATGAATGGTATAGAGAAAATATTTATAATCTTGAAGAGGATGAAAAGAAAAAGGATAATCCATTAGAGTATTTTAACAAGTATGGTTCTAGAGCTTTTAAAAATCTTCAACCTTCCGAAAAAGTATTTGATCAATCGACTCTAATGAAAAACTGTTCCGCAGTATCAAGATTGAAGGCTCAAGCTGAAAATGAGCACTTCCTAGAACACGAAGCTAGACTGTTCCTCTGCTCCATACTTAGCTATACTGAAGATAGTATAAAATTTCTTCATGAGATCTTAAGTAATTGCAGCGATTATAACTTTGATAAATCTTCTGCTCATATAAATGATTGGATCAAAAGAAGACAGATGGGCATTGGTGGAAGACCCTATACTTGTGATAGGGCAAACTCGGTTGGTGTTGGTTGCGGTGACTGCAATTTGGAAAGAAAAAATAAATGGACTCAGATAGGATCTAAGTTTGTTGAAACAAATGAGAAATCATCTCCCTCGCCAGTCAGATATGCATATAAAAGCCTAAGAAAGGAAAACAATGAGTAATATAAAAGATCCAGATGATGTAATAGGGGTTTGTTCTGAGTGTAAATCGGATCAACCAATGTCTTACATGTATAAGAATCCATTTGCTCAAGGTGGTAAGCCAGTGCCTTGCAAGTATTGTGGTGGCGTAGTAATAATTTCTTACAGAGAAAGAAGAAACGAGTCGCTTGAAAGTTCCGATAAGGAAAGAGGAATATAAGTTGAAGAACTGGACCAACCTGCACAATCATACAACGTACTCAATGTTGGATGGTCATGGAAAGGTAGAGGCATACTTCGACAAGGCTAAGTCTCTTGGGATGATGGGCTTAGCTACTACTGACCATGGAAATATACACTCTTGGTTGGACTTTTACGATGCAGCTAAAGCTTCTGGAATTAATCCAATACTTGGTTCAGAATTTTATCAAGCTAGAAAAACAAGATTAGATAGAGATGAAGAGGAGAGATCTGGTCCAGCAAAAAATGAGTGGGAGCAGAGAGGCCCATACCATATAACAATATTGGCAAAGAACAACACTGGGTATCACAATCTAATCAAGATGTCTTCAAGATCTTTTTTGGAAGGATATTACGTAAAGCCAAGACTAGATCATGAGCTAATCTCCCAACATTCGGAAGGAATTATAGTTCTTTCAGGCTGTCTAAACGGAGAGATAGCTCAAGCGCTCCTTAGAGATGATTACGATTTTGCCGTTAGACAAGCAGCAATGATGCAGGAAATAGTTGGCAAAGAAAATTACTTTATAGAAATCCAAAATCATGGACTTAAAGAGCAACTACGAATAAATGATTCGTTAATAAAGATAGCTAGAACAATAGGGGCAAAAATAGTTCCTACTGGCGACTGCCACTACGTGCACAAGGAAGACGCTAGAGCGCACGACATAATGCTTTGTGTGTCAACAAACTCCAATATAAATACTGAAAATAGATTTTCTTTTTCTGGAGATAATTTTTATCTAAAATCATACGAAGAAATGTCTTCGATATTTTCAGAAGAATGGTTAAAAAATACCATGCACGTCAACGACATGGTTAACATAGATCTTAATTTTGGGGAACTATATTTTCCCCACTTTCCACTACCAGAAAACAAAGACACTAATTCATACTTGGAAGAATTAGCCTGGGAAGGTCTTAAAAAGAAATATGGCGATCCACTCCCAACTCATGTTTTGGATAGGGCAAACCATGAGCTAAAGGTCGTAAAAGAAATGGGATATCCAGAGTACTTTTTAGTAGTTTCTGATCTCGTTGGGTGGGCAAAAAATAATGGCATAAGAGTTGGTTGGGGTAGAGGATCTGCTGCTGGAAGCATCTTGTCTTATGCACTCGGTATTACCAATTTAGATCCATTAAAGTTTGGACTTTTATTTGAAAGATTCTTAGTTGAGGGCAGAAAGTCTATGCCAGATATTGATTTGGATTTTGACGATAGACACAGAGACCGTGTAATAGATTACGCTAGACAAAAATATCGGAGAAGACAAAGTAGCGCATATTTGTACTTTTAATAAAACTGGGGCAAGACAATCTATTAGGGACGCAGCAAGAGCTCTTGCCTACGATTTCAGCGGTGGAGATAAGGTAGCAAAATTAGTTCCAGCTCCAGTGCTGGGGATATCCAAGAACTTATCAGAGTGCATGGAAGTAGACGAATTTAGAAAGCTTTATGAATCAGATGACGATGCAAAACTGATAGTTGATACAGCCTTTGGTTTGGAAGGTCTGATAAGACAGACCGGCATGCACGCCGCTGGAGTAGTTATTTCAAGAGATCCACTTACGGAGTATCTCCCTATTATGCAAAAGGGTGTAGATAACCCAGTGATTACTCAATGGGATATGGGTAGAGTTGAGCAGTGCGGCCTGCTAAAAATTGACTTTCTTGGTTTAAGAAATCTTGGCGTGATAGATTCGTGCATAAAGCTGGTTAAGAAAACTAGAAACATTGTCATAGATGTTGACTCTATTCCTCTAAATGACTATAAAACATTTAACGAATTGTGCAAAGGTAACGCTGTAGGAGTTTTCCAGCTAGAGTCTGCTGGTATGAGAGAGTTAATGGTTCAGCTTCAGCCTCAAAATGTTGAAGATATTATGGCGCTGATATCCCTTTACCGTCCAGGCCCAATGGGGTCAGGAATGGATAAGCTATATATCTCTAGAAAGCATTCTAGAACAGCAATTGAATATGACCATCCAAGTCTTGAAAAGGTACTTGGTCCCTCCCTGGGCATCATGCTATACCAGGAAGATGTTCTTGGAGTAGCAAGAGAACTCGCCGGGTTTTCTTCAGCAGAAGCCGATGATTTAAGAAAAGTAATCGGCAAAAAACTAATGGACAAAATTGCACTCTTTAGGCAGAAGTTTGTCAACGGATGCGTAAGTAAATATAATATTTCACAAGACAAAGCTAATAAGATTTATTCAGACATAGAGTATTTTGGTGGCTACGGATTCAATAGAGCTCACGCTGCAAGCTACGCAATGATTTCTTATATCACAGCATACCTGAAGTTCAATTATACAGCGGAGTACATGGCTGCTCTTTTAAGTTCTGTTGTTGGAAATAAAGACAAACTAGCTCTTTATCTATCTGATTGTAGAAAACTTGGCCTAAAAGTATTGCCACCATCTATAAATAAATCAGTTGAAGATTTTGCTGTAATAGATGAAACAAGTATTATCTTTGGATTCTCTGCCATAAATGGAATTGGATATGCCGTATCAGAAGCAATTTTAGCTGCAAGAGACGATAAAAATCCCTACACATCGATGCATGACTTCTTCAGAAGAACTTCTTCTTCTGTTTTAAAAAAATCAACAATAGAAAACTTAGCTGCTTCTGGTTCATTTGATGAATTAATAGAATCTGTTTTAGACGACGATTTTGGTAGACAAACAGAATTAAGAATTCTAGAAAAAGAAAAAGAATCGATAGGAATATATGTTTCAAAAAACCCAGTAGATGGAGTTTGGGATCTTCTTTCTAAGAATTTAACTAATGAAATAATATCTCTTTCAGAAATGCCAGCTGGATCTAGAGTTTCTATAGGCGGAATAGTTTCTTCAGCCAAAAAAATAATAACTAAAAAGGGAGCTAAAATGTTTAAATTTACCCTTCAAGATATATCATCTGATATTGAGGTTATTGTTTTTCCCAGGGAAGCAAGAAATTTTGAAGATGACTTTTTTCAAAATGGTGATGTGATAACTGTGACTGGGGCGATTAGTAAAGACGGCGATGAAGAAAACGCAGTAACAAAAGTCTTGTTGAACGCATGCTCAAAGCTAGATTTAAGTAATTTTGCTGGCGGTACACCAATCTATCTAGAGGTAAATAAAGACTTGGATCCAAAAGTATTGGATAATATGTATGATATAATAAAATCTAACAACGGTGGTTCTTTTGTGTTTCTGACATACTCAGAAAATGGAAAGAAACTAACCTTTAAATTTAATAAAAAAACATCTATTACTATTAAAGATAAGTTAGAATCACTTTTAAATGGAGATAAATAATGACTACTGGAAATTTCTATACCAATCCAAGCACCAAGCATTGCTGGGTGTTTTGCCCGTCATGCAATAGATGCCAGGACAAGGGCAGGTACACCAAGTGCAACGGCTGCAGTGGAAGATTTGACCCCAAGGGGTGTATAGACCCAGATCCAGATGATTTTTGCGACTGCAAAAATGGTGTTCTTCGCTGGAGAACCCAAAATGGGAAACTTGTAATGGTAAGATTTAAAACTAATCCATTTAAAGGGGAAGTAAAGTACTCTAAAAAGAGCCAAGATGAAAGAGACTGGGACTCTTATGTTAATGACATGAGAGAAAAAATGGATGATCCAAATTTCAATCCAGTAACAATTTACGAGGAATAAAATGAAACAAGAAATTGGTAGAGTTATCCTTAACAATATAACACTAGTTGAATATGACGCTGGCAACGGAGAAACAAGCTTCTTTATCCAATGTGGTGTAGCTGGATTCCACGCAACTCAAAAAGAGTTAAGCAACATAGCAAGTGTAATTAATTATCATCAAAATATAGAAACATTTGATGATATTATTATTTCAATTAAATAAGGAGATAAGATGCCCTGGCCCTACAACGAAAATGATTTTATGGAAATAGGTGACACTGGTTGGGTGCCAGTTGGAGAGGGTAAATATAAGAATATTTACACTGGACATATGATAGATGAAAATGGAAATGAATATGATTCTAATGGAGATTTAATATCCGAAGGAGAACATAGCCCTGAAGATGGAGATTATAAATAAATGAGCTCAATTGAAATAAAGTCAGTAGAAGAAATTGATTATTTTAAAAAACTTACACTAACTGAATTTAGCTACTCTAGGATAGACACGTATGAGATGTGCCCGTCGAAATATTTCTTTTCCTATATAAAGAAAGAGCCTAGGCAGTTCTCCGCACCGGCTGTTTTGCGGAAATATAATACACTCTGTTTTAGAGGATAATGTTTCCAAAACTGATCCGCTAAGCTTTCAGCGGACTTCAAAGTAAATATGAAGAATATAAAGAAAAGTTTGATCCGTCCAATCAAATTAGTGTAGAGCTGATATCAGCTGGCGATCAAATACTTGCAGACGTATACGACACATATGGTGAAAGAACGTTTGATGTATTTGAAAAAGAAATGGAATTTAATTTCATTATAGGAAATTACAGCATAATAGGGTATATCGATAGGGTAGATATGCATGACGACTATTTAGAGATTATTGATTATAAAACTGGGAAAAGGGAGGTAGCACAAAAAGATGTGCACAACAATCTCCAGCTAGGAATATATGCTTTAGCCGCCTCAATTAAATTTCCAGATAAGAAAATAGTTGCTTCCTTACATTATTTAAGAAGTGGTAGAATTAAATCTCACACCTTTTCCCCAGAAGATATTGAAAGAGTTAAAGAAAATCTAATTGAAAAGATTAATTTAATTATAAACGATTGTAACTTTACCCCGACAAAAAATGAAAGAGTGTGTTATTTTTGCGACCATGCTAAGAGCGGGGCGTGTGCAACTGGGGCTGGCAGATTAAAAAGAGCCAATAGATAATAAAAAACCCAGGGCTTTCGCCCTGGGTTATATTGTAATATGTAATATCTAATTAGAATTGAGCTACAGGATTCTGCTCGCTTGAGGTAATGATGTCAAAATCATTCTCCTCAACAAGCTTTACTGCCTCATCAAAGCTAAGGCCAAGGTCGGTAAGACCCTCTGCAGCCAGGGCATTGATGTTGTTCTTCATGCTGGTGAAGATTGTGTTTGTAACTGACATTGTATTTCTCCTTATGGATTGTTTACTTGAAAGTATGTTGAATATCAAGTATAATATAATTACTTTGACACATAAAGGATATCAGATAGATTATGCAAATAGCAACTCCCAACGAATATTTTTTCTCTAGGTCTGGATTGAAAAATGAACCCAAGACGAAGAAGGCCAATAGCGCCAAGGAGCATGCAGATATTATAGCTCCTAAGGGACGGAAAAGGCAACGCCTACAGGCATACAAAATCTGGGTTTAGAAAAGATCTTGATCTAAATATGAGGTCTAATTGGGAGGCAAACTTTGCTAGGATACTCAACTTATATAAAATCAAATTTGATTTCGAACCAAAAACATTTCCATTTCCGATTAAAAGGGGAACAAAATCTTACACGCCAGATTTTTATCTGAAGTCTACAAAAGAATGGGTTGAGATAAAGGGCTATCTTGACGACAAGAGCAAGATTAAAATAAAAAGATTTAAAAAATATTATCCTGAAGAGTTTGAAAAACTAACTTTCATTATAAGCAAGTACTCATCCGATGCAAAGAAATTTGCAGAAGATATTGGAATAAACAAAGTTATGTTTTACGAAGACATAAAAAATTGTTACTCAGATAAAATATATCCATGGGAAGGAAAGTGAAATGGGTTCTTTCAAAGAACAATACTATGCTCTAGAAGAGCACGAAATGCAAGATCTTATAGCTAAAGCAAAAAAGGGCAATTCCAAAGCCCAAGAAGAACTGCTAAAGGTTTTTAGTAATTTTTTAACTAAATATGTAACGATGTTATATACACGGAAAGTATAGCTACTCTGATTATGACATAAGAAGATTCCTATCCCTATTCGTAAAAGACACGTATGTCAGGTATGCTCTGATGAAAAATAAACTAAACCAAGCTGGCTATAAGCACGTTAATGAATGTATAAGCCGGAATACTCTATATGGTAAAAAGGTACTGCACAGAAGAAGATATTCAGCAGACCGTAAGATTGACTTTCTTTCAATGCATAAATAGATATGAAAGAAAGGATTCCGAAAAAGGACCTATTCCATTTAGTGCTTTTTTGTATAGTTATTTTTTGTATCTTTTGAAGAAAAATGTAGACACATTTTTGATAGATCAGCTAGGAAGGAAATCATTTCCCCTAATTACTCAGGATGATATATCCGGAGATTCTGGTGAAGAAGAAGTTCGGTAAGTCTGGAGCCTTCATAGACACCGCACAGTATGCTACAATGGACCTATTATTTTCTACTGATGTTGATGAAATGTGGGTGCTTGGAGAAGATACCCATCCGCCCTTCAATCAACTGACTGTCCAAGAAAGGCAGCTTATTAAGTGGAGATACATAGATGGAAAAAGATCATCAGAAATAGCAATAAAGATTACGGAGCATCCAAACACTGTGAGAGAACATTTATCTAAGGTAAAACAGAAAATAAAAGATATACTTAAGCAAGATGGAATGGAAGACTATTTATTAGTATCTGGAATAGATGATGATGAGTGAAACAATATCAAGCGACATACTTGTTAAATTATCGAATTTTCTTAATCCTCAGTTAGATGAACTTGTTAAAACATTTTCTTCAAAAGAGGAACTAGAAAAATATTACGTGGAAATACCAGACACAAATTATGTTGACTTAACAATTGGAGACATAGCATCGCTTGTTGCAAGATCATCGAACGTTTATGGTAGATCTGCAAGATTTGCTGGTATAGCCAGAGCTCAGTATAAACTTTTAGAAGCTCAATACAAAAGAATATACAAGGCTAATAGAATAGGAAAAAATGAAGCCGAAAGAGAGGCCGCAGCTGCTGCTGCAGCTGATCAACAGTATATGGCCCTTTCTGCCGTCGAAGCCATAGTGCAATTAGCCGAATCAATGGAACTAGCCGCAAGAATATCTTCTGAATCTGCAAGAAAGCTAATGGACAAGATGCAATCCATGCAGGTCGCTTTAGCCAGAGGAGAAAAAGGCTACTTTTCAGAAGAAGATTTTTCTACTTTTTAAGGAGTAAATATGTATATAGGACATTATAAGTCTGTCTCTTCAGCTTCAGAATTTTTTTCTTCTAAAAGAAAAGAGTTGGACTTCCCAGTGCAGGTTGAGTACAAGGGAGAGAGATACTTGCTTTTTACTACGCATATTGCGGCTACAAAGAGTCAAGAATCAAACATGAAAGCCAGAGCTAAAGAGCTAAATATTCCATTTGGAATTAAATTGAAGTAATGAACATAGAAGTTTTTTGCGACGGAGCTTCTAGAGGGCAGGGGCAAAAGAAATTCGGTGAGTCTTCCTGCGCCGCAGTTGTTTACAAAAACAAAAAGAAAGTTGTCCAATTTGCCAGAGGACTTGGGGCAAGAACAAATAACGAAGCGGAGTACGAGGCGGTTATAACTGGCTTATTAATTTGTTCTATGTCAGATTTTGTGGACCCAATTATATACACAGATTCTGCTGTGGTCGCAAATCAAGTTAACGGAAAATGGAAGTGTAAAAATTCAGCTTTAGTTCCTCTTTTAATGACTATCGAAGAAATAAAATCAGAATATCGTTTTAGGTTGGTGCAGGTTCCAAGAAATCTTGTTTGGGAACCAGACAAATTAGCTAATCAATTTTTGGATCAATTAGAAAATCTCAAAACAAAAAACAGTTAAAGGTGATATAATGAGTATCATGGAAAAAGTAGTGACAAAATACAGTAAAGATTTTAGGTTTAATAAAAACCAACCGATAATACTTGGCTTGGCTGGAAAAGCTGGAAGCGGAAAGACAAGCGTTGCAGAACAAATAGTTCCAAAGGGATCTATTGAAACGATTAAAAATAATATAAAGTGGGATCACATATTCTATGCACTTCCTCTCTATGAGCTTGCCTCTATCAAAAAAAATATAAAAGGATCAAACTTTAAATCTAGAAAACTGTACGCAATTCATGAGGTTCTTTACGAACTCTACGGCGGATCCCCAATAGGTTTCGTACCAGACTACGAAGAATTGGTTAGAATGGTTATGGAGATTGAATCTCTGCCAATTGAAGCAGAGGGCATAAAGCCAAGAGACTTTCTTCAAAAAGCCGGAGACATATGCAGAGAGAAAAGACAAACAGTCTTTGCTGACTGGGCAATTATGAAGTCAGTAAAAGCATTTAGATCTTTCTCTAGGTCATTTGAGTCTGAAGAGGAAACCCCAGCATTTTGCATGGTGATTTCAGATGTGCGCTATGCCAATGAAGCCGAGAGTATTCTCAAGCAGCCCAATGGAATAGTAGTTTGTTTTGATGCAGATCAGGAAGTCTTAAACGAAAGACTAATTAAGAGAGATGGAAAACTAATGTCCGAGGAGCAGAGCATGCACAGATCGGAAAATGAAATTTCTTTAGTAAAAGAAATGGCTACATCAGTAGTGTATACTGATGATATGTCATTGGAACATCAAACCGAAGTAACACTAAAAATAATAGAGGAGCTATATAATGCCTAAAATATCTAGAAACGCCCACGAAGAAACTAATGGATCACCAATCGATCAGGTGGTTTCTAATATGGCCGCAGAGATCAGTCTGTCAAGTGATCCAATTTTTATTTGTGGTGTAAATAGAAAAATAAACATAGGCAATTTTGAAAACGTAGACGTCTACGCTGGCATAACTATACCACTTTTAAATGTAAATCCCCAAGATAAAGAGGCCTTAAATGAGGCTGTCAAAGAAGCTGCAGCTTATGGTTTTTCCCTAGTTTCTAGGGAAACTGGTGAGAGATATACTCTTATTAAAGAGTCTCAGCAGACAAAGTAAATCTGCGACTTGCAGGATTACTATTATATAGGTATAATTAAGTACATACTTACAACAAAATAGAGGTATTTTAAAAATGTTTAAAAGATTAGTAAATAGCTTAAAGAAAGCTTTGTCCAAGTCAATGCCAAAGCAGAGCAATCCAGTACTCGCTAAAGTTCAGGAAGAGGTTGTTCAAGATCTTTTAGCTAAGGCAGATGAAGTAGCAGAAATAGCTGACAAGGCAGCAGAAAACATTGAGAAAGAAATTGTCAAAGCTGTTAAGGAAGTAAAGAAAAAGGGTCGCCCTTCAAATAAGTCTGCAGCTCAAAAGAAAAAGCCATCTACAAAAAAGACAGCTTAAATACTCAAATGAGAGATAGGTTTTGGTCTTTTATTTGGATGATGTGGATTAAAGTTTTTGATTTTTTAGATCGCCTTGATAAAAAGAACGAAGATAAATGATTCAAAAACATATCTACGTTAGTGGCCCCAGAATGGGAACCAACAATTTAGTTAAGGGGATTGAACTGCCCATGACTAAAAAGAAAAATAAAAAGAAAAGCAAAAGGAAAAAAAAGTAATGGCTGTTATGTTTCGTGGAGAAAAATTTTCTGGTTACAATAAGCCAAAGCGCACTCCTAGCCATCCCAAAAAGTCTCATGCCGTTCTCGCAAAAACTGGTTCTAAGGTAAAGTTAATTAGATTTGGTCAACAAGGTGTTTCTGGATCTCCCAAAAAAAAGGGAGAATCAACATCTTACAGAAAACGTCGTGAATCATTTAAGGCTCGTCACGCAAAGAACATCAAAAAAGGTGTAATGTCCGCAGCTTATTGGGCCAATAGAGTGAAGTGGTAAATTTTTAAAAAGGATTACTATGTCTAAGTATGTAAAAGTTTCTAATGCTCCACAAGAGCAACCAAAAGAAAAGAAGAAAACAGCAGTAAAAAAGTCTGCTCCAAAAAAGAAAGCAAAGGAATAAACTATGGCTATGATGAAAAAGAAAATGAAGCCAGCTAAAAGCATGGGTGGCAAGAAAATGAAGCCAGCCAAAAACATGGGTGGCAAGAAAAAGATGACACCAAAAAAGAAGATGGGCTATTAATAATGGCTGCTAAGAAGAAGGCTGCAAAAAAGAAAGCGCCAGCTGCCAAAGGAAAGATGTCTGGTTTGACTCCGTCACAACAGAAACTTCCCCCATTCATTAAGAATGCAATTCTAAAGAA